ACCACCTGCAGACCACGTGGAATGACCACTCGGCTTGGCTCCAGTAATATCGAAACTCCACTCTGCCTTGATGTCCATTATGAGCGTAGCATCAGAGGCAACTGTTAGCGTGGTGACAGCATCCCCGGCAGCTTGTGAGAATACATTGCTTGCAATCTTTATCGTTAGGGTCACAGGCCCGGCAGAACTCAGTTCGCCAATAATAGCCTCGAAGTTATTATCAAACGTCAGTTCGTTGCTCTTCTTGGCTATAAGAGGAACTATCAGAGTATCGATATACTCTTTAGCAGACCCGCTGAATTGAAAATCCACACCCACGTTGCTCTTTATCAGAGACAGGATATAGGGCACACGCACCACAGGATGCAGAAAGCCCTTTGAGCTGCTTGTGTGCCTGCCACCAAAACCTCCGAAACTCACCGTGGTGTTAGTCCTACTGCTGGTATCTGGGTATATCATACCACCTCCAGCCTTCCACGTGTAATCTACGGTGTTTTCGTGCTTGACGAAATCGTAGTCAGCATAGAAGTAGTTGCTCGCCAGCGTGCTCTCATAGTCATCTACATTGTTGGCACTTGTAAACATTATCCGGTCGGTGCTCTCCAGTTGGTTGAGCTGCGTGCCATTGCTTATCAGCGATGAGAAGTTAGGGAATAGACCCCACACGATGGAAATCTCTATGGCTTCGTCTGTCACCGCCAGAATCGTTGCCCTTCCATCCTTGATGACTTCCACACCATTGCGGAAATAGCGCGCCCTGTGCATCACATAAGCATAGGTGTCATTGCTCTGTACCAAGTCCACGTGCTTCAACAGCATCTGATTGCGCACCGTCTTCGGCAGCTTCACAGTATAAGTGTTATTAGAGGTCATCTTCGACACATCACGAAAGAGATTGCTCTTTATGTCCAGAGTAATCTTCGTGTTGTCATCAATGTCCACCAGCTGCCCGTCTATATATAGTCGCTCATCCTTCATGACCTAAAGTTTTTGAATAGCCAACTCAGGCATATTTATTTGACATACGAAATCCTGCAGATCTGCCCGCGTCTTCGTGAATGTTCCGGCAGCCACAGTAACACTCAGCCACTGCGGAACTCCATCCCTATATCCGGCGAATAAGTCCACACACGGGCTGGTTACTAAGTCCATCAGCATATCCCACGTATCGCTGTCTACCAGAGGCGCACAGACAGGCACAGTGTCAGCCCTCGACATCTGCTGCTGCCTACCAGTGTAGCCTTGGTAGCCATAACTCATATCGTAGGCGAGAAGGTTATTCCTCATGAAGAGGTTGTCACTCGTGGCTTTCGTCTGCTTATCCCCAGCCTTGAAAAGATAGTAGCAGTAGAAGCCGTGGCGGTCTATCCATCTGAGATAATACCCATCATCGTAATCATCTACCACCTCGATGCGTATCTTCTTCGTCTTGGTCCCACCTCCACTATAGCGGAACGTCATATCGAAGGTGCTATCAAACGTCACTTCTACAAACGCTCCTGTACAGTCATGTATCAGATAGAAGCTCTTGGCGTTGTCAGTGCTCTTCATCGGGATATTCCACACCCCTTGCTCTGATAGGTTCACAAACCTATCCGCCACACCATCCTTACTGAGAAGGATGCTCCCACCTCCTGATGCATAGACCCCGAAGGTGAAAGGAAAGTTACGGAACCACGTCAGCTTCCGATATCCGTTGTAGGTCTCCTGACCTCCAATCTTCAATGCTCCCCAGACGTAGAAGACATCAAATGAGAACGTAGCCTTGGTGTCATCAGTCTTTGTGACCATGACAGCAAAACTTATCGTCTTTCCCATCCCCGTCTTCTGCTCCTTGCTATAGTCCACCGTGCCAAACTCTATCGTGTCGAAGAAGGTCTGCACGTACTCCCTCACATCAGCGTAGCACTTCCCGGCCAGAGCATCGAGATATATGTTCTCACTTTTCTTAGACGTGCTCACCGTGATCGCCATCTTGCTTGCGCTGTCACTATCCACAACGAGCAAACAGGGATTGAAGGCAAACCCGATGGCATCAGGAAATTTCAGAGTAACACTATTATTCGTTGCCGTTCTCATTGTATCTCAATTTTATTTATTTTGATTGACTTCACTTCCTTGCCAAGCAGCTCAACCACTCTCTGCTTTATCCTCTCCGTGGCATCAGGGACGACGTTCGAGTATATGTCGGCCCTGCCTCCAGCTCTGAACAGAGACGTGCCCTGCTTCTTAATCTTCCTCGCTATCAGATAAGCCATCGACCTTGCCCCTCGTTCCTCCGCAGTGTACTTATGAGGTCCGTCAGTCTTGTATGGGATAGCAGGGGCTGTGATACCCTTATCGCTCATCCACTGCCTTATGATGTCCACGAAGTTATACGGCACCTTCCCGGGCTTACGACCAGTCTCCAGAGTGCCGAAGGCATTACGGCCAAACAGGATGCCTTCATCCTCTTGGTCGCTCTCCTTGACCTCTACGTGGATAGAGGCTATGGTTCGGCCACTCGCCTTCTGCCCTGCAGCTATGTGCTGGGCGATAATTTTCTGCTTCAGGGCTTCCAGTTCTTGCCTCAGAACCGCGGTTGCTGCATCCTTCATCATACGCAGCCCCCTTTCAGCTCCTTAACGGTCAGCTCCAAGAATACCCCTGTGAAGTAACTGCTGCCAGCCTCCAGTATCGTGCTGTAGCGCACATTGCCATCGACAGGCTCGAACACTCCACTGCTGTTCATGGCAGAGACAAAGGATGCAGCCACAGACTTCATCTTGCTGTACACTTCCTCATTGTCGCTCCCATCAGCATCACGCACCACCTTATCAACGAATGCCAGCAGCACGTCCTCGCTATCCTTGACCATTCCCCTCTTAAAGGTCAGATTGCCCCCGACAGGCAGAATGCAGATGATAGCAGGTAAATCGACCCGGTCCAGAACCTCTGAGGCTCCGTTCCAATCTTCAAATACGTAGCTGTAGTCTGGAAACTCTTTTGCAGCTATCTCCCTAATATTATTTTCGATACTCATCAGCGTACACTTTTGAAAGTCTCTTATTGAACTCCTTGACTTGGTTGTCCATGTCCATGCACTTATAAACTCTCAGCCATGGCACCTTCGTAACCTCTTCATGGTCTGTGATACCCATCCGGCAGGCGTACCAGTCAATCACTCCGAAAATCCCGAATTTGAGCCGACTTATCCCTGCCTTGACTTCCTCATCAGTAGGCTTCGACTTGGCCTTGTCAAAGAGCTTATTTATCGTCTCTATCTGACCTATCATCCATCCAGTGAAGCGAACCACCTCCACAGCCTTGCAGTTATCCACCTGCTTGGGCTCCAGACCCAGCATGACCTTGCAGACCTTGTAGAACATCTGCACACCATTCTTGCACATGCTCATCTCGACCATCTGACCCAGCGTCATGTCGTTTAGATCTGCAGGTGTAGCCATCTTCCCGACCTTAGCTGGCCTTGATAGTTTCTCCAGTTCGAAGCCCTTCATGTCACTATGCAAGGCACACACTATCCAGTGTTTGAATTTCGTTCCTTTCTCCATCCTAATCAAGTCTATTATAGTGAGCCCTGGCCGTTCCCGTGTGTCTCACGTTCAATCTCAACAGGGCGAAGTATCGCGTAGCATCTATAGCGTGGTTGAACTTATCTATCGGGACATTCGTTTTCTTCCCGTCCTTATCGTTCTTCCACTTGTATGTTTGTAATTCATCAACGAGACCAGAAGAGCGCCGTGTGACGTTCCATTTATAGCGATGCAGGGTATCTATACCCACTGTGATGCTATCCTTTCCCTTCACCGATGGCACTATCCACAGCCCGCAGTTTCTCAGCTCCTGTATGCTCTTAGGCTCTGCGCAATCAGCTATTATCTGGTCGCCTCTACCTATCCCTGCTTCTTTAGCCAGCTCCGCAATCTGTGGGTTCGTCAGTCCAGGCTCATAGATAACCAAGTCAGTCCATAGCTCCCCATGAGCCAGCACACAATGAACCAGTGCCGTGGGGTCGTTCGTGAAACCGAAGTCCAGTCCGTACCCCTCCAGCTTCCACTCAGAGCGATCCGGCAGCCCATCCACAATATGAAAGTTCGGAAAGATAACTCCAGACAGCTTTCCGGTCATGCCCCTCGCGTATACCTTCCATAGCTCTTTGTCTTCGATGTTCTCTATCCTCATGTGCTCGGCCTTTGACAGGAAAGGATTGCCCCTGTGGTCTGAAATTATCAGTTTCACACCATCCCTACCGATGACCTCATTATGCACCCAGAACCTCTCGCTGGGGTTGTAGTCGATATAGACCTTCTTACGTGTTCGGATAGCAAGCTGCCAGTAGATGTCGTAGTCGATACCGTTAGCCTCATTGAAGAAGCAGTAATCGCGCTTACCGTTCTTAGCGTCCTGCGTGTCCTTATAGCTCTTGAACTCTATGATAGAACCATTCGCAGCCTGAATATAATTCCCGGTACCATTGAACTTGAAGAAAGAGGATAACCAGTCACTCTTCCCGATGATATTCTTAGCATCACGGAGTGCTCCCACCTTCAAGTTCGGCAAGTCCTGACCCACTACCGTAATCACACAGCCAGCATCCACTATGGCATAATAAATCAAGACCTCCATTATGGTGTAGGTCTTTCCAGATGATGTGCCACCTTGATTCACATAGGTGCGCACGCCCTCTTCGCTATTAGCCCGAAATAACGGCCCTATGACTTTAAACGGTATCATTCCTTATCAGTACCCATGTCTATCTCTTCCTCGCTGCCAGCTGGCTCTATGCCGGTCTCCACAAAACCAATCTGAATGCCACTGAGATTCATCTGGCTCTCCTGCTTCTCGACAGGTTTCTCGCCTATGATATCCCGGATGGCATTGAAAGCCTGCACATCACCTTTCAACGCCTTCTGGAACAGACCCACCACAGAGGCCATGTAGTTATTCTTATAGTCCTTGATGCCGAAGTCAGCCATCAGCTTCCTTATGTTCTCAGGGGCTGGCAGCTCCCCAAACATCTCGACCAGCTCTCTCAGCTTCTTCTTCTCCTTTCTCACCTTGTGAGATGCCTCGGCTCCCTTCTGCCTAATCTTCCTTTGCAATGCCTTTGCATCCTCATCCAGTCCAGCATCAGGTTTCAGAGGTTTCAGATTCTTATTTCCATCCATTTCACTTCCTCCATTTCTCTGATAAAATCTTCGGCGCAGTGCGCTCCCAATCTATGTTATGGTGCAGTCTCTTATGGTGTGAGTTTAGCAACGTTACCACCGTTCCAGAGGGATGCACTATCACCGTGGAAAAACTCTTTAAGTAGGTCCCGCTATCATTATACACATCCGTCATGCCACCAGCATTCGATTGTGTCTCTTTCTGCTGCAGATTGCACTGCACGATGGAAAGGAAAATCTTGCCGATAGAAGTCAGATGCGTGTAAGCGTTCACATCCTCATTGATGCGACCAATAAACTGGAACTCCCTATCCGTGGAACAGATAAAGCTATTCATCGCTTTCCGCTTCGTGCCGATAGTCCGCAGCATCTGGTTCTTGCTACCTCCTATGAAGTCACCACCCTGCGCCATCGCCAGAGACGTAATCGGCGTGTGCTTATAGTACTCGAGCATTGCCCCAAATACCTCATCGAGGTTCTTTATCTTCGGAGTACCTGGCAGATACTTTCCGTGGTTGTCGAATCTCCAGTAGAAAGCCGAGTAATCGTCATCCAGTTCAATGAAGTATTTATACCCCAGCTCGCGAGCAATATCGAAGCACACATTTCGTGCATAGACTATCACCCGGCGATCTCCATGGAACACCTCATCAATTTTTTTGCTCTCTGCCAGCTTATCGAAGACGTAGCAGTTATCCTCACCGTACATCTCCTTGTACTGCTCCACCTGCGCATCCTCATTATCGAGAACCAGCACCACCGGACCAGTATATCCCTGCAGCCTCAGCGCATTGTATGTGTATTGCCTATCCGCCCGACCATGTGTCAGGATGAAGGCTACGAAGTCATCAGTCACCTTGCTCATACTCTTTTGCGTATTCGTCCATCAGTTCACTTGTCATCTTCACAAAGCCCTTTTCGATGGCCTTCTTGAAGTCGATGACCACAAGAGCAGAGTTTTCCATTAAGATTTGTACCCCCCTCGGTGCCTGTGCGTAATAGTCAGCTATCTTTCCGTAGTTGAACTTCACGTGCCGATAGGCTGCCAGTCGCAAGAACCTCTTGACCTCGGCAGGGATATTCGCCACCTTTATCTCATCAAGCAGCTCATCACACTTCTCGGTGTCGTAGCAGTCACTCAGGGCGGGCTTTTCGTCTGCCGGCTCATAGATGGGTGTTACCACCTTCCGGCTGTAGGTCTCATCGTCCTTGGCAGACAACGTCAGACCCCATTCCTCCACCGCCAAATCAATCTCTGCCTGAGCATTGGCCAGAGCCTCAGTGTCCCACGCAAGGTTCGCCTGTCCGGTAGCATTATCGGCCAGAGCCATCTTTCGACCCTTCTTGCTATCCAAGTCCACATCGGCACGTCTCACAGCTACCAGTTCATCGGGCTTCGTGTCCACGATGATAACCTTCTTTATGCCACTCTCCACCGCATTCTCCTGCGTCTTGTTACCAGCGATAATACGGTTGTTCTTATCAATTAGGATGGATCTGCCAGCTCCGAAGGTCTGGATGCTCTTCTTGATGAGCTTCTTACCCTTCTTCGTACCCTTATTGAAATTCTTATCGTCCTGCCTCAGAGACGACATATCTGTTTCAGTAATTTTTGCCATAAAGAAATCCAGTAAATTAATAACGTTATTATACTTGCAAATTTACTGAAAATATTTATAACCTCCAAATTTTCAAGCCTGTGTAATAAAAAAAAATGGGTGCGCAGTCATCACGACCACACACCCACGAAAGCAAACAAAGTGGCCGAAGCCATTTATCTTATTTCTCGGTCTGAATATGCACCGGGCAGAAGTAATCGACCAGCAGATCTGAGAAGTTATCGCAGACAAACTGAGCCTTGTCAGCAGTCTGGATGGCCAGCTCTCTCGGTACCCAGACATCTAACACTGACTTGCAACTCTCACCATCGTAAACAGCATACCATTCCCGAGCATCTCCGCTGGGCTCCCATCCCTCATTGATAGCACCCACAATGATACGCAGCTTTAAGAATGCCATGAGGCAGGTATCTTCTTGTATCTTATGGCCAACCTTTACCTCTTCGTAGGACTCTACCAGAGGATTATCTGCCCCCAGCTTGAAGATGGCATCTTGCAGGGTGAGGACATCAGTCCACTTCCTAACATAGCATCTAACAAGCTGCACTCCTTTCTCCAGTAGAGAATACGGAACCCGGATGTCTCGGTTCTCTCCGTTATCGAGGCTGGATGGCTTCTCAAAGTAGGGATTGAGCACATTTCCTGTCGTGGTCTCTATGACCTTGTAATAGAAC